CAGAACTACACCAAGTCTGCGGACGATGCGGTTATGATGGCCCAGGCTGCGATCAAGAAGGCATTTGGAGGTGAGTGATGCCACGCAAGAAACGTCTCGCGCTGCGACAGATAGTAGATGATGACACCCCGTGGGTGGAGTACCCACTGGATATCGCCCTGCAATGCGGCGTCCTCAAGAAGAACCCACGCAAAGGCGAGTTCATCTACGTGCCGGGCGAGGACAACCACACCATCTTGGAGGCCAGCCTGGAGAAGCTGGGATTCACACCCCGCTACACCCAGTATTGGGTGCCCAAGCTCAGTCGCTGGCTGAAGAGCGACCAGTGGCCCAATGCCTTGGAGTGGGCGGGTGGCTTGTGGCCGGAGGGATCGGCGTGGCGACGTTACCAGACAGAACCCATGGAGGGAACCAATGGCAAGGAGCGATCATTGGACTGACGAGTTGGTAGACAAGGCCGTTCGCCTGCTTGTGCTGGCGGAGGCTGAACTGAAGCATGTGGCGCCGGACCTTTACCAGGAGATCCGGCGTTTTCTTTTGGAGGACGCATGATCACAGTGACGCTGACCCTCACGGAGCTTGCCTATCTGCGGGCTGCCGTGGAGCGGGACATGGAGGATGCCCGAGACATCGTCATGTTCGGGGAAGATGAGTACGCCCAGGCTGCGTATGCCTCGGCGGTGGATATACTGCGGAAGTTGCCGACTGAGGCAGAAGCAATACCGTTTTGAGGAGGGAGTGATGAGCGTTGAATCTGTGCGTGCCAACATCATGGATGCCGTCAATCGCATCAAGCTGGAAGGTTGCCTGCCCACCATGCGCAGTGCCCTTCTGGTGTGGCAGCAGTATCTAACCGAGACGCAGCCCAGCGGACTATCCGCGGCTGACAAGAAGGGCTATGCCGACGAGCATAAGCGTGTGCAGTGGCTGTTGACCGAGGTGTTTCCAGAGGGAGGTGAGTGATGACCTTAAAGATCGGTGACTACCACATGCCTGACCCAGATGCGGTCGGGCAGTCCGAGTACCGTGCGTTGTACGATTTGCTGGAGTCCGTGGCAGACGGCGGAAGCGCAAGCACAAGCACTGTCGCTGATCATGGCGAGGCCGTTGCTGTGCTGGAAGAAGTGAAGAGTTGGTGTGATTCCTTGATCGACAAACTACTGCACGTTCACGGGAGGTGAGTGATGGCTAAGAAGAAGACTGCGGCCAAGAAGACTGACGCTGCTGAGTACAGGTTCTTAGATGAGGTTCGCAAGAAAGTGCCACACCTGCTAGAGCAGGCGGCTTCCTTACTGCCGTTCGATGATGTGATCACGGAGCATTGGTGCGATGCAGACGAGGACTGCATCGGCATCGGGTTCGACCTGGACGGGCGGGTGTGCCCATCCGGCGTGTACTCTTTGTATGGCGCCCGCATCCATGCCGACCGGGTCATCATGTTTACCGACATGTACACACCCGAGAACGAGTGTGTCCGCGAGCAGTATGAGAGCGACATGCCCCGGCTGTGGGCGTTCCTTCGGCAGATCCCCAGGCCGATGCATTCTTTTGGCGTGTGGACTGCGTCCCTTAATGGAGGTGAGTGATGGCTAAGAAGAAGCGACCCGAGGTTTGGGCCCCGCAGTTTGGCTGCTGGTCGGAGACTAGCAGTGTCGATCCGCACCCGGCCTGCGAGCTTTTGGGGCTGTTCCTGTCCGACGCCAGTGCCATGCAGACGGTACGCATGTGTCATGCCCTGTACTACTCTGGCGATCAGGCGATTGACCCCAGCGAGGAGCGGCATGACAGCATCCGCTGGTTTGTGCGTGGCGCGGATGGTGAGAGGCAGGAGGTTTCACCGCCGTTCGCATGGGCGGAGGCACGCTGGGTTGTCCCCCTGGCTGGAGCTTGGGACAAGGCACATGGATTAACAAAAGGGAGGTGAGCGATGGACGGTTGGGTTAGCTTCTTCGACCGGCTGCCCGTGGCTGGTCAGACAATCTACTACTACGGGCCTGACATCGGCGTATGGCGTGGCACGTATGCATACGCCCCTGACGATCCGGTGTCTCACCACCTGATCCACTGCGGGGAATCGCCCGGCGTGGTAGATCGCATGGATGCTCCGTGGTGGCAGCCGTTCGCCGGGCAGGACAAGCCAGCCGCGCCGACTGCGCCGTACCCTAGCGATTACCCTGGAGGTGAGTGATGAAAGCCGCCAAGATTTACCGCCGGTCCATCGCAGATTGCGGTGCGTCCCACCGATGCGCCGAGCTGACCTTACACTTCGGCGCCCCCTACGCACTGCATGATGTTTGGGGCACCCGATACGGCTGGGAGCATCGGCGTCTAGGCCCGTCCGATCTGCCGCTTGGATGCCTGAACCAACCCTGGATAGGCCCGGCCGTAGTCTGGTATCCGGCGGGCAACTGGATGCTACCGCCCGATGACACCCGAAGCCTGGAGAAGCAAGATGAAGAAGTCTGAATTTGCCGTTGAGCTTCACGCCTGGGAGAAGAAGTATTTCGACCTTGTCTGGTATGCCCGCACCACGCCGGACAATCCGGTCAGCGCGGCGGGGCGCAAGCGGGTAGAGGCGGCATGGTCTGCCGACCTAGAAGAGCTGCGGTCTGATGACAGCAACTGGCAGCACGGCTTCAACAGCGGATGCCTTGCCGCATTCCGTTTGGTGCAGGGCCTGCTTGGCCGTGAGGCGGATGCAGAGTTTGCGAGGGAGCAGTTTCCTTTCTTGGATACGTGAGGAGGTGAGTGATGGATGGCTGGATAACTTACGGCCCGAGGTGTGTGCGCCCATTTGAGTCGGCCGCTTTGTACTCCGAAGCTCGGCAACGTGTGCTGGCTTCCCCCAGGCTGGCGAAGTACATGGACATCCTTCTAGCGGAGGGATGGGCCGACGAGGATCACCTGCGTTGGGTGATCCGCGGGAAGGTGAGTGAGATTGTGGCGTGGGCCGATCAGATCAGGAGGGATAGCGTTGATGGATGACCTTGATGTTGTGCAATGGTTCTTTGACCTGGACCGTGTCGGTTCTTGTTTCAACTGGCCGGTCAGTGTGCCGTCGCTGGTGACTGGCAAGCGTGCGATTGATGCTGCGATCACCTCCAAGGCTTCGGCCGACGATGTGCTGGCTGCGTATCTCAAGCTCGCCAGTGCGGTTGGCCCCACGGTGATGACCTCGCTGCTGCAAAGCGACGATGCCTTCCCCGAGGTCAATCATTCCGGCAAGCCCACACCGCCAGCCGATGGCAAGGTGACGTTGTATGTCGATCCCCATGGCAAGCGGGTGGTGGCCGAGGTTGTGTTGACCTACGGTGTTCCATCCAAGTTCAGCGTTGCATAAGGAGATTCCCTATGGGCACGGATGCCCCAGTGATTCTGGAGTTGGTGATCGTTGTGTTGCGTATCCTTGTGGAGATCATTCGATGAGCGAAGTTGCGGACTTCATGGTGGCAGTGGTGATCATTGGTGGCATGTTGTTCTGGTCCTCCTACAGGTGAACCAATGCTGTACGGTTACTGCCGGGTAAGCACGGACATGCAGGAAGCCTCATCCGAGGCACAGCAGGCGGCGCTGGAGGAGTACGCCAAGCGTACGAATCAGACGCTGGCCGAGATGTTTTCCGATGAGGATGTCAGCGGGTCCGTGCCCCTGCGTGACCGGCCGTCAGGCAAGCGGATGTGGGATCGGCTGCAACGGGGCGACACGGTGGTGGTCACCACCAGGGACCGCGGCTTCCGCTCCCTGGTCGATGCGGCCACCACGCTGATGCTCTGGCGGGAGCAGGGGATCAGGCTGCACATCATTGACTTCCCCGTGGATCTCACCACGGACGAGGGGGAACTGGTGTTCCTCCAGGGTGCGGTGTTCTCCCAGTACGAACGGAAGATGATCGGGAGGCGGATCAAGCGCGGCATCGACCACCGAAAGAAGACGGGCCAGCCCTATGGCGGGACCAGACCGTGGGGCTGGATACGCACGGATCAGAAGTGGGTGCCGCTACCCAAGGAGCGGGCTTCCGGCAACCGCATGCTCGTCATGCGCCGGGCTGGGTGTTCTTGGAACACTATCGCCGTCGCTTGTATGGATTGCCGGAAGCCCGAGGTGAGGAAGAACGGTTCCGGGTACTACCACGTTGCCGATGTTCGCACTCTTGTACGGGCGGCCGAAGCCGGATATCCAAAGATTGCGCCAGTTTTCTGGCGAGATCCCGGCTGCGGACAGAAGCTAGACGAACTGAAATCTGTTGCTCCTCTGCTATTTTCCGCAGAGTGAGCGAGTCTTCAAACCGACTCTGCGCCAACTCCCTGTCCTCCTCGGGCAGGTCTTCGATGGCCAGCCGCAGGTAGTCGGGATGCTCCGTGATCGGCAGCAGTTGCTCGGCCTCCATGAGCGAGAGCTTCCACTCGCACGGCTGCCGGGTAGCCCGCTTGATCCACTTGTACATGGCGTTCATTATCGCCCGTGCGAAGTAGGCTTTCGGATACGGGAGCCGGGACTGATCGTATGTACGGGCGGCCTTGGTCAGGGCGAGGAATCCCTCGGACTGAAGGTCTGGGAACAGCACGCCACGCTGCCAGCTCGGGCGGGTCTGAACAAAAAACTTGGCCAGCATTGAGGCCAATGGCATGTACTCAACGACGTAGTTTTGTCGTTTCTTGGAGAGCTTGGATCTTACTTGCATGTTCGTCTAGTCGATGTTCATGCTCGCGCAGAATGTCGCGCAGCTCATCGACAACTTCGGGCAGGCCCTGCACGGCGCTCGCAATCACAGCCACCTTGGCGTGGATGCTGAACGCCCACGGGATGACCGCGCAAGCGCAGGTCAATATCACCATCCAGAACTCAAGCTCCATCATCCGCCCTCCGGATCATGCTCACTAGCATCAGCCCTGCGTACGGATGCAGGGATCCCTCTTCCACATGCAATTTCACCATGCGTCGGGCTCGGTCGGCTTCGTCGGGCGGGTACTGATAGACGTAAGTGTGGCCGTCGTAGCAGGCGATAGCTCGGTTAATGCGTCGTACGCCGCGCTTTGAACGTGCCTCAAATCCTTGCGATTTAAAATCCATTTCGTTATCCACGCGCTGATTACCGAGATGAGGATGGGCAGCACCAACACCAGGAACACCGAGCCGACTTCGGGGTGGCCCTGGACGAACGCCTGCCGCATCGCCTGCCGCCGCTTCCGACCCGCCAGTGGGGCGAAGACCAGCCCGAGCAGGGCGATCTCCTCTGAATGCTGGCTCATGCCACGGGCACCAGTGTCCCGCAGGCAGTCGAAGACTATTTGGTCGGTGGGCATTTCCCGTCTGGGCAGTTCTGATAGATGACCACGGGCGGGTGCTTCACGGCCTTGCACTCGCAGTCCGGCGGGCAGGGGCAGGGGGTCTTGTGCCCGTCGCCGTGAACGATGAACCCACCCTTGCATTCGCCGCAGCATTTCTTGGCGGGGGTGTCGGTCTGCTGCGTGTGGATCACGTACGACGCATGGACTGCGACCGGGCCCGTCATGTCCGGGGCTGCGAAGAGAGAGGCAATGAGGGCCAGCAGTTCAGCCATGACGCAGGAGTCCTACGGTTCCGTAATCGGGCAGCTTCTGTGGAGGGAAACCATCGACTGATCCATATGCGTAGCAGTCACCGCCGCGCACGCACACCTCCCAGTCCTCTGCCTTCGTCACAATCATGCCGGGCAGATACTTGGGGTAGTCGCTTGGCCATTCCTTTGGCGCTTGACACCACGGGCCCCAGCTATTTGCGATGAAGAACACATCGAAAGGCCAGAACTTACGGGTGAAGTCCATGCCGACCGTAGCCATCGCGTGACTCCATCCGCCACCAGTGCGCGGGTGAATGTGATCCTTGTTCGGAGTTGGCGACCACGCCGCAAACTGCCCAGACGCCACGCAGTACCCGTTGAAGAGCGCGTCCACTACGTCTTGGATGCGCGTGAGCTGGCGGATGATGCCTACTTTGTTCTGCCGACACAGTGCCTTGACATCCTCGGGCACGCCCCGCCCACCCCAGTTTGTGCCGATGGTGGACTTGTACACCGAAAGATCGACGGGGTCATATTTCTTACGGATCAGGAAGCCCACCTCATTCTCAAACATGGCGGCGCGGGCAGGAGACATACCCTCGCCAGCATGCCCACGCGCACCGTAGGTAGGCTCAGTCGCCCCGCGCACAATGAAATCTTCGGGCCGTCGCTCCACGCAAATCTGGGTCGCACGGCTTGTGTCTCGCGCGTTCCGCGAACAGTGGCTCGTACAATCTCCAGTGGTCTGGCGCTCGGTAAACGACAGCGGGTCTAACGCCTGCGTGTACTGCCATAGAAGTGCCCGCTGCCCCTGGCCGCTGCCAGCAATATTGGGCTCCGAATACACGGGCTGCTTCTGCGACTCCGAGAACAAGCCGCGATCTCGCGGGCTATCGATGTAGCCCGTGAGCCCATCCTCATAGGCCATGAGCAACTGCATCGGATTGTCAAAGTCGTCAGGCACTTATCTTTTCCTTCTGAGCCTTGTCCGTTCCGGAGTCTCGGAGGTATTGCGCGCCGGAAAGCAGTACGTCACTGCGGTCCCGCGCGTTACTCAGCATTCGGTTGCACGGGCCGCACAGCACGCCGCGCACCTTGCCGGTGGTGTGGCAGTGATCAATGTGCTTCTCCGCCTGTGTGGCGAGCGTGACGCCGCAGATTCCACAGTCACATCGGTCGCACAGCTCTTTCGCAGCGTTAAGGTCTAGGCTGTAGACGCTGGCCCGGGTGCGCACGCTGGTGCATTCCCGGCACTCCGACCGCAGGCCACCCTTTCGCTTGACATGGATGCAGAACTCTGAGGCGGGCTTTGTGACGCCACAGTCCCGGCAGGTCTTCTCGGACAGCGTGACAGCAAATCGCACCGTTGCCTTTCGGGCACCGCAGCACGCCTTGCATTGTTTTTGCAGGCCGGTGGCGTTGTGCCGAGCCTTCCAGAACGCACTGGCTGGCAGCGTTTGCTTGCATGTCATACACGCCTTTTCCGCCACCGCAATCACCGCTGGCTTGGCTCTTGCCGTTTCATTCCGGCAACGCTTGCACGCAGGTTGCAGACCGCTTCGGCACGGACTGAAATCGTTCAGCAGCTTCCACTGCTGGCACTGCGTGCATCGCTTGCGATCACTCACACTGGTTCTCCACGGCCCGGCATCCGGCGGCAATCTTGCCCGCCATCGCAGTGTCGATAGGCAGGTTGTCCAGCGGGTAGTGCTGGGCCAGCACCTCCTCAACAGCCTTGTCCAGGCCGGGGTATTTGCCCGGCAGGGCGGTGCCCCCAGCGGCCAGCCGGAGCGCGTCCGCATAGATGGCGCGCCACACGGCAGTGGTGGGGATCAGCTTGCCACCATCCCGTTCGATGAGATCAGCCAGCGAGGCGTAGACGCTGGCGACTCTGGCCCGATCCGCGGAGGAGGCGGAGGCGAGGGCCGTTGCGACGGGGCCGGGTGCGGCCGACCGCTGGGGGACAAATTGCAGGGCGGCAAACGCTACCGCCGCAGCCAGGAACAGGTGCTTCACTGGAGTAGAGCTTGCAAGAGCTGCGTGCATGCCTTGCGTACCTCGGGGCTGGAGCTGGAATCCCTGATGCTCAACACGGCTTCGACTTGCCGCATGCTGTTTGGCTTTGATGCTGGCCATTTGATTCTCGGCAGGTAGAAGTACGCCGTCACTGCGGCAACAACGATCAGACTGGCAATCTGCGATGCGGTCATAGGATGCGGGCCCCGGGGATGAAGATGGTCACGCCCTCAATGCTGGCGGTGGCGGTGTAGTTCAAGAGTTTGTGCGGGTCCATCAGACCCCAGCCGTACTCCGGATCCCTGCCCTGCTGCCCAACGTCTCGGCAAGTCTCACTGAGGGCTTTGACTGCGGCGGCACCGCTGACCTTCTGGCCCGTCTTCTTGGCGTCGGATACCCACAACGCCAGGACTCCGGTGACGAACGGCGCGGACATGCTGGTTCCGGAGATGGTCGCGTATCCATCCGCGAGCCACGTGCTGGTGATGTCCTGACCAGGAGCGGCAACCACAATCTCCTTGCCCCGAGAGGAGAACTGGCAGACGTTGCCATCCTTGTCCACCGCACCCACCGCAATCGTCTCGGTGAATGCCGCGGGATAGTTGACCGCCCCGCCATCATTCCCGGCCGCGCACACAACGATCACGCCCTTGGAGGTGATGTGCCGGATCGCGTCATGCACCCTGGCGTCCGGCCGGGAACAGCCGAGCGACATGCACACCAGATCCACCTTGGCCTCGCCCGCATGGGTGATCGCAGTTGCGACCGCTTCGTTGCTGCCCATGCCCGAGTGACCCAGCACCTTCATGCTGATCAGCTTGGCGCCTGGGGCGATGCCCTTTGCCAGACCAGACCGGGCACCGATGACGCCCGCTACGTGCGTCCCGTGACCGAGCGTGTCGTAGACATTGGAGTCCGAAGAGAAGTTGCGGTAGTCCACCACCACATCCTTGAGCGCGGAGTGTGGCGATACTCCCGAGTCGATCACCGCCACCGTCACGCCCTCGCCCTTGCTGTGCTTCCACAGACCGGGGATCCCGTAGCTGGCGACAGCCCAATCCACCCCCTCCTGTACCGAATGCGGTACATGCTGGAGATCAACCCGGTACGGAGGGAGGTGGACGAAGTCACTCATCGGGCGACAGCGCCTTGAGAATGGCGATCAGAATCGGAAGGACGATCTGGATCACGGCCTGCCAGTCCACGCCCATAGCCTGGACCTCGGCACCGAGGGCGAATGCCGACACCTCGTCGGTTTCATCCCAGTCGTAGGCCAGCACGCTGGCGGCATCCACGCCCTCCCGCTCAAAGACCGGGATCACCAGCCGGGCGATCTCGTCCACCACCTCCCACTGGGAGATGTAGGTGCCGTCCCGGTCGAACTTCTTCGCCACGGCCACCACGGCCAGCAGCAGCTCGCGGTGCTTCAGCAGCCAGCTAATCACTTTCACGTTCATTCGCCTGTTCCTCATGGTCCAGAACCGCTATGGCCACAACTGCGTGACCGGCGATATCTAGAAGTGTCTCTCTGATCCGCTCAAACTGCCCATCGACTATTGCCCCCCGCAGCCCCCCGCAACGGCGAACTTTCTCCCCGATTCGGGCGAGCTGATAAACCCACGGGGTTATACCCTGTTCCGCCACTCCGAGAGCGTTATCCAGCGGCCCCTCCTCCCGGCAGCCGTAATATCCACGCTTCCGGGTGAGCAGGGTGTGCAGGGTCTGACAAATCTCCTGGTACGGGTCACCAAGCTCGCTGCCTTGCGGCCTGCTGTATTCGGCCGTACTCGCTCCAGAAACTGGGATGGTGAAATGGGTCTTCATCATGGTCCTCCGTGTCGATTAGGTACACCGTGCGGGCGTGAGCCCACTCCTCCACAAACGTATCAATCAATCCAACGCGGTCTTGGCTTTCCAAGATGCTGATCACCCCGCGTTCCTCGTCATCGTCAAAGGTAAAAAACCCGAGATGGTTTTCCATCTTCGCCGCTGGTCGGAGGTAGACCCGGATCGGGTAAGTCACCGGGAACCGCTCCTCCGCCCACGCCTTGAGATGCTTGAGCAATCGCTTTTGCCAGTCTTGGGGCATCGTCCAGCCTCACAATCAGCAGCCAAGGTTTGTTGTTCCTGCGGTGAAGAACGACCGGAGCCTTTGGGCCAGCGTCCCGGACGGCCTGATCCATCCACACGTAGGGGTTGCCAGCCTCAACGCGCTTCACCTCTACATGAATGCCCGGCATGCCGGTGATCACATCCGGGCTTTCCGTTCCACCCGCATATTGCTGGCCTCGCCGCGCGGCTACGCCAAAGACATCAGTCCAGGCACGGGCGGCTTCCCGCTCGCCTCTTGCACCTTTGGCACGGCTGTCGGTCATTTCCGGATCCTCGCCAGGGGGCCGTTGAAGGAGATGGCATCGATCTCCTTGAGGTCTTCAAACTGCTCGGACAGGAGACGCACCGCTTCGCCTGGACGCTTCTTGTCCAGCACCTTGGCGTTCTGCCCCACCCAGGTTCCGACCTGACTGGCGAACGCAAAGTCCCTGCCCTCTCCGAGTGAGGGCCAGAAGAAGGTGAACTTGAAGTTGTTCGTCTTGGCACTGTTCCCGATCAGCATTGGTCCGGCTCCTCGCTGGCGACCATCGAACGCAGGATTTCCAGATAGTGGTCGGGCCTGGACTGGGCGACCCCGCGGTCAATCAGCCACTGGGTCAGGGTTTCACCCGTCTGACGATCCGCCAGATCGCCCAGCACCCGGCCGTATGAATCGCGGAACCACTCCCAGGTGATGAGGCTCAGTCGCTCGGCGTCGGCGTGGATCTCAATCCAATCCAGGATTTCCTGCCGCGCCGCACGCTTGCACTTCACCCCTTCCAGGACGAGGTGAACGTGAACGCTGGCCTGGACGGGCGCGCTATACGTGCGGATCAAGATGGTGTCCGGCCGCGTGACGCGGATCACCTGACAGGTCATGGCTTCCGACATTGGCCGACGTTGCGCTCGCGCTCCTCTAGGTAGTACGGATCGATGGGCTGCGGGTCGTATCCCAGATGCTTGCGATGGCGCAACCATGCGAGGAACTCCGGGTCGTAGTGATCGGGATCGGATTCCTTCTTGGCTGTGAGGATCATCCCCTTGGTGATGTCCGGAAAGTTGCCGTCGATCTTGCCGTTGTGGTACAACCCATGGCAGCGCGCACAGGTTGTTAAAAGATTTCGGCGGTCATGCTTGCGGGCCGAGCCGCCGCAGATGTGGTGGATCTCCATCCGCCGCCGCATGTCCGACTCCGGCCACCAGCAGATGGCGCAGGATCGAAACTCCGCGGCGAACTCCTGAAACAGGAGCTTGTCATCTTTAGTTAAACGCGGCATGCACCTTCTCTAGGCATTCCCGAAACACCTCCTCGGTGGCCGCGCCCTTAAAGCCGTTCAGCCCCCAAAGAATCACGCGGCAGTTGTCTTTCATGTGGCCGGGCTGCGCGGGATCGATCCGGTCAATCGACGGCATGAATGGGTGCCGCTTTTCGTAGACGAACGGCACGCCAGAAAACTCGCAGACGCCACGCTCCAGCCGCTCCAGCACCCAGCCAACGTCGATGTCGGACGGGCCTGACTGGATGGCGGAACCAACAAGGCTGTACGCCTTTGCGGCAAGCGGATTGTTTTGCCGCCATTCCCGCTCCGTAGCGGCGCGGCGATCCGGATTGCCTACGCTCCACTCGCGAGCGGACTGGCACGCACAGGCTCGGCAATACGTGTGGAGCCTCCCGTCCTTGCGCACGGAGAAATCGCTCACCGGCAGAACCAAGCCGCATCCGTGCCTGCCGCTGCACCGCTTCGTAGCAATGACGATCATCCGTGATCACCGATCTACCCCTCCAGGTAGTGCCGCTAGTGTACGGCTGTTCCATTCACCAGTCCAGAGTTTCTCCTTCTTCTAATCAAACCTCAAGCAACTTCATGTCTCGGATGCGGCAGCCCATGTTCGCGGTTTGAAGGCTCGGTCAAGGCGCACGGCGACCAATCCCCAGCCGTGGCTAGGGTTGGCCGCCGCCTTGTCCGCAGTTCGTTAGGACGGTCTGAAGGCGCCCAGCATGCCACCGGAGGCTACTGAGTTGCGACCTGCTTATCGGGTGCATCCGGTCACCCGTGTGCTTGAGCCCTGTCGCTTGCGGCTGGCCCCCTCGCTTGCAGCACAATCCCTTCTGGTTGCGAGGTAATACGGAGGCGCGCCAGAAGGTTAATCCCAACCCGCGCCGCCGATCCAAACATCTCCTGTCGCTGGCAGTCTACGCGCGAAAGCAATCTGAGTCCTGTGCGGCGGATCGCCTCTCCAGCTCCGACTTCAGCGCCGAGATCACTGCGTCCCTGGCCTGCAAGTCCCTTTGGAGGGAGTCGATTTGTTCCAGCAGCCGACCGGCGTACAGACTCATCTGCTCTGCCGAGCGGTGTGCCGCCCGCAGTCTAGCGATGTAGTCGTAATCCCGCCGCCGCTTCTGCGCCATATTTACTATTGCCCGCCAGAGGCCCAAATTTGACCGCTGTGGGGTGGTGAATCTGGGGGTCTAAACTGGGTGGTCGGCCCCCGGATCGGCCGCCCCAGGGCCATCCTGGGCCTCATAGATGTAATTGGTATCCAGGCTGGCATCGAACCCGGCATCCTCGGCCTGCCAGACCTCCTCCTGGACGGTGTACTGGCGGGACCGGGGGTCGGGGTTCCGGCCGATAAAGTACCCGTCCAGCCAAGCGATCCGGTTGGTGGGCAGGGCGCACAGATTCCCGTCATCCAGGGCCAGAACGTGGGCACATTTGTTTTGCTCGGGGAGGTGGGTGAACCCCGGCCCAGAGTCATCGGGGAGCCAGTCCACAGTAAAGAGATACACCCCGGCCTCGGTGGAGTATCTCAGGCGGCAGTTGGCCTGATGGTCCCGCAGGTAGTTGTAACAATGGACTATCGGCCGCGCTGTAAAGCAGTCCCATAATTGCAGCTCACCGACCATCCTTACGGGAGCGTCAGGTTGTAACGCCAAGGCGTGGATCGGGACGCCACGGTAGTGAGCCCCCGACTTGAGCATCACATGGAACGCCAGCGCCCGCCCGGGGTAGGACTGGACGGCAAAGGCGTATCCCTCCTCCACGCCCTGCTGGCGAGAGATGTATGGGAGCCGGACCCAGCACCGGAAGAATGGGATGTCGGCGTTCATTTCAGTCGCCCCAGCAGCCCCCGCAGCGTGGCGGCCTGTCGCGCCTCAAACTCGCCATCCCCGAGGGCCGCCTCTGCGTCCAGCGTTGCGACGGCCCATTGGATCGCCTCCCGCTCCTCGTCGGTGAGCGTGAACGGCGTCAGCGTGCAGTGGTGCGTCACGGTGCCTGTGACGTATGGGCAGGGCTTATCGTCCATATGTTCCTCCCCTAGCTTCATTTCACTGCCATCCAGAGGCCGATGTTGCTGACGCTGTATCCCATGTAGGCCAGGGCCATGCCGTCGTTCCCTTTCATGAGCTGCTCCCAAGCCACGTAGGCGTAGATGCAGCCGGTGATGATGATCAACGTCCCGCTCATGCCTCACCCCATGTGCTTACGACTCTTGCCTGGAGGCGGCGTAACTCGTCCTCCAGCGTCCGGATGCGTTTTCGCAACGTAGCGTTCTCGTTCCGCAACCTCTCCACCTCCGCTGACGAAGGCTCCGGTTTCTCCATCGACTAAATCCAAGAAATGGTGCGGATAGATCAAATCAATCAGTTGCTGGGCTGGTCGGAGATGCCCCTTCGGCGCCACCAGGACCGGCACCTCATGGCCCCGCCCGCGGTCGAACGTAGTCGTCTCTGTCCATGTCTCGTCACGGTCCAGGACAGACAGCCAGACCCACTGGCCGGTCGGCTTGGAAAGGTAGACGTAGGCGAAGTGACCGAAACTCTCACGGGCAAGGCCCCGACAGTCATCCACAAAGACGGTGTCGTACGGGTAATCCTCCGGAGAGGTGAAGGACAGGGAGCGTTCCTTGATCTCCACCGACAAGAGGAGGCAAGCATCTGGCGATTCAACATGGTCGTTAACCTTGCAGTGTTTCTTGATGCGAAGTTTCAGTCCGTGAGCCACCGCCCGGCCGATAGCCCGAAGGCTATCGACCCAGCGGCGTTCAGCGTCTTGACCAGCCTGAAGCGAGGATCGAAACGAACGATGCATAGCGGCCATCCCAGGCGTAGTGACGCATCCCGCCCTGCGTCGGGGCACTAAGTGGACGCCCGCTCAAGGCGTGCGACCACGTTCTGTCTCGCTTGGCCCTGATCTCAGCGGCCCTGCGATACAGTTCTTCGGGGCACGGATCGCCGGGGCAGAGCCCCTCGTCCAGGTATTCCAGGTGGTCCGCAATCGGCTCCGACTTGCGGAGCTTCTTGGCGTCGGCCCTCACCCGGGTAGCCCATTCCGTTGGGCGGCCCCACATTTCGGCAATGTCTGCGTCCTCCAGCCCCCAGTCCTTCATGGAAACCAGGGCGAGCCGCTCCGGGCTCGGGATGTAGCCCGAGACTCGCAGCAAACGCACCACGCCACGGCACTGAGGGAATGAGAGCTTCATCCTCTCAGCCACGCGGGAGATCGCTTCGCGGTTGACGATCACGCTTCGGTGCAGCTCGTCGGCGTGAGCCAAAGCATGACGCAAGACGAATCCACAATCGCTTCCAGAACCCATGTCGCTTTTCCTCCTTGATGAACGCCTTGGGGAAGGCGTGCGAAACCTCAAACACCTCCGTGATTTGCTGGACCGTATCCTCCAGCAGTAAGTCAGACCGCTTTTGTGAGTTCACGCCTGCGGCTCCTTTCCTTGAGAAAGTTGTTCTTGATCCAGCCCTTGATGCCGGGGTTGTTACATGCCCACTCCACGTAGTGACCCGGGAGTTGCGACATCAGCATCCCGCCGTACTTGCCCTTGAGCGGGTTCATGTAGGTGCCGATGGTCCGGCTCCCACCCGCAGCCAGATCGAACTCCCGGCCCACAACCCGACCAGCAGCCTGACCGGCCATCCGCCGTCGCCGGGCTTCGATCTCTTGGGCGATCAGCCGCCGCTCCAGTTCTTGTTGAGCGACGGCATCCAGCTCTGCCTGCGTCAGCGGCTGGGCCTCCGCAGCCCGCTTCACGGCCTGCCTGATTTCCTTGTCGCCCGTGGTGACGAACATGTCCACGGCGGTGATCAGCCGGTGATCTAGCGAGGCGTCGGTGCAGTCAACGATTTTGAAGCGCGGCTTGTCGCTGGCAGCGATGGCGGCGATGCGGCTTTCCGCTGTGCTGCCTGGGAAATCAACAACTCCGCCCAAGGCGCGAGTCGCTCGCCCGACACACTGGAGCCAAAATGATCGGGAGCGTGTCGGACGGCCGAGAATAAGTGTCGAAACAGGAGGATGATCAAAACCAACAGCAACCACGGCGCAGTTGCAGAGAACCTTCGCTCGGCCCGACTTGAAATCCAGGATGGCCGCATTGCGTTCTTCCTCTGGTTGTGAGCCGTGGACATACACGGCAGGGATCCCGTAGTTGTTGGTGAGGTAATGGCAGACACCCTTGGCCGAGGCGACCGATGGAGTGAACACCACAGTCGGACCCGACATCTCCTCCTTGGTGATCAGGGCGATCCGGTGGAGGTTCGCCTCCTTATCCACCGCGGCCTGGAGTTCCTTCTGATTGAAGTCACCACCCGACACGCTGACGCCCGACAGATCCAGCGATTCCACCCGGGCGATCTTGCACAGCGGCGGAACGGACCAGCCGTTGTCGATGGCCCACTGCATGTCCAGGTTGCCCAAGACACGCTGGTAGTAGTCCTGCATCGCCTCGCCGCTCATGCGAAACGGCGTGGCTGTGAACCCAGCGACCATGGCCCCGCGTTCGTTGAACCAGCGAAACATCTCCAGGCAGGCGGGCGAGAACTGCATGTGAGCCTCGTCCACAATCACCAACTGAACGTCGGTGAACTTCTTGTAGCGGCCCCTGATGAGCGTCTGCTTGCAGGCCACCGCCACCTTGGGACTCCACCACTCGTCCTCCTGGCTGCGAAACTCCGCCATCTCCAAGGCAGGGTCGATGCCCATGATCGACCGCACCTTGTCAACGGCCTGCCAAACCAGTTCCCGGAGCGGGGCGATGATGAGGGTCCGGCCAGAGATGCGATTGGCCAGTTCCACAAACACCACCGTTTTCCCCGCCCCGGTGAACAGGCCCGTCAATGTGGAGGGTACGCCAGTTGCCAACGCAGCAAGATGGGACTCCACGCTGATGTCTTGGTAGTCACGCAGGAGCATGGACGGCCTCCTGCTTGCGTAGCATCCGTGCCTGCCGCAGCAGGAGCCCGGCGTATTCCTCAATCTTCTGAGCGGCAGCCTCCGCAGCCTGCCCCTCCGACTCATGCCAGGAGTTGTCGCGGCGCACCATGTGGTGGCCGTAGCTGACGTACTCCGTGCCGTTGACCTCCACCACCTCGGCGCTGTCAGCAAACAACTGAATGCCGCGGTTGTCGATCCGATCCCATACCTGTGTGCGATAGACCTTCACGGTGTTCCCTCGTCCCTCCCAATGAAAAGACCCGGGGCGGGGGTGGAGGGTGAGCCCCCGCCCCGGGCGGCGCGCACTATCGTCAGGCGAAGTCTGAGGCGAACTCAGGCTCGGCCTTTGGTTCCTTCTTGCCGGTAAGCTGAAGCGTCTTCACCTTCAGCACCTGCTTCGACCGCTGCTGGCCATCCTTCTCCCACTTCTGGGTCTGGATCTCGCCCGAGCAAAACACCGGGGTGCCTCGGGCCACAAAGCCCAATGCCCCGTTGGGCGACCACCACTCGCAGTCGAAAAACTCCACGCTGTCCTTGTAGCCGTTGACGGCCACGGAGAACTTCGCCACTTGGTTCTCACCGACTTGGCGAATCTCAGGATCCTTGGTCACGTTGCCGAGGATCATCACGCACTGGTAACCCATTACTTGGCCTCCTTCCGCCAGACACGGTTGAACTCTTCCTCACACCGCTTGAACACCTCGGCCGCTACGGACTTTTCCTTCGCCCGCAACCGCACCGTGTCCAAGTGTTTCTGCGCCTCGGCCTTCGTCTCGGCTTCGGCAATCGCCTTCTTGGCCCCCTGCTCGTAGGCCATGGACTTGTAGACATCGCCCGTCTTGGGAGCGGTGGACTGGACGGCGTTGCCATCGTCATCCGGCTCGCCGCTGAACCCGCCCGTCAGGGCCATGAGCAAGGTCCGCTTGGCGTAGGTCATCGCCGCGCCGAAGCCCTGCATGTCGTTCTTCGGATTGATCAGCGGGGCACATCCCTGGATGTACTCACCGCTGGTATGCCGAAGCGTGCCCACCAGCACCCACTGCCCAGCCACCAAGCCTGGGCGAAAGTCAGGCAGGCACAATCCATTCGCAGTGAGCGGACCCCGAAGGGACTCGCAGCACTGCTGGTACGAAGCAAAGCGACTCTTAAAGTGCGGGTTAGCACTGTCCAGCTTCACCGCTTGGTACTCAGCCTGGGCCTTGGCCAACGCCTCGGTCAGCTTGCCCGTGGCAGGGGACGATGACGGCCCCAAGATTTCCGTGTGATCAGTCATAGTTCAACAACCTCCTCCTGGCGTGTGGCCCACTGCGGGAAGGCCATCTCCTGAATCTCCTCCGCATCCGCCGGGACATACGCCCCCGTCGAACGTCGCAGTCGGACTTCCTCCATGGTGCTAATCAGCCGCTTGCCAGCCTCGGCCACCATCTGCTCGGGCAGAACAAACGCCCGGCAACAGAACGGCGGCATGGTCTGGACGAACACAAACGGCATGCGGAACGGCGGGTAGCCAATGGCGTACGCCCCCTGCTGGTAGAGCCAGTCCTGTTCCAGGTAGCCGTAGTCCAGCGCGCTACGGAACAGGCGGTCCCACGGGCTGCTGGTGGTCTTGAGATCCCACCACAACCCTTCAGTGCAGGCGTCCGGCCGAACCTTCAGCTTGTGGCCGTGAGCCTCAAAGAACACGGACAACTGGGTCCGCGTGGTCAGGGTCATCAACTCATAGACTGAGTCGTTGCCCCGCATGGCGTCCAGCATCTTGCTGTACTGCCACTTCTTGTCGGCCGTGACGCAGATGCCGGTCTGGGTCGCAGCCCATTCCTTGTATGCCTTGGTGCTGCGGGAGCCGTTCGCACCGAGGACATCGTCCGGTGGCACCACCACCATGTCATCGAACTTCTTGCCGCCAAGGACACCTGTGACGATCTCGTCAAACTCGCTGCCCGTGGTGGTGGCCGAGTTCCCCCCGAAGAGGGAGCGGCCCTGATCCATCCAGAGTTGGGCCTCGCCGCCACCCTTCTGCACCGAGCAAAGGAACGACCGGCCGTCGAACTCCTTCTTCTGGTGGTACGCCTGATTGGCCATGCCGGTCACCATCACCGGCAGGGCATCCCAATTAATCTCGCTGTCCATGCGTTCAGTCCTCCGTGAAAAAGCCCCCTCCGTGGGGCAGCGTCGATCCGTCTATCCCCCCCGTGGCCGAAACAGTGCCAAACGGGCTTTGCGAAACTGTCCAAGAAGGACAAGCAGGCATGCGAGCCCTGCGGCAGAGAGCCAGAAGCGGGTCACCAGAATGGCAACCCAGGCCGCGCGGATAATGGGCCAGCGGCGGAAAGCGAGCCAGAAGAACGGGCGGCTAACCAACTGAGCTAGCTGCCCGAAGTTCCGGTTATGACGGTTTTTCCGCCGAGATGCAAGCACAGCCTCCTGGACGTAAGTTGGGAGGTGGACCCCCCGGTGGAAGCCCCCATGACCATCCTGGAACTCGCCCGGGCCTACTGCAACCGCGTCGGCGGGAGCCCCGGCTACTTGGAGCAGCTTGAGGTCTTCTGTCGCCGCCTGCCGTGGAAGGTCGGGGGCTTGACTCCCGATCTCTGTGACACGTACCTGACCGAAGCTCTTGCCCATCTTGCACCCTCCACGGTGTACAACCACCGCCGCATGCTCGGGCGCCTGTTGGCCTTCGCCGCCAGCGAGGGGTTGGTGGACGGGAGTATAGTTCGCCCCCTCAGACGGGTCAAGCGGCTGCCGCCCAGCCCAGTTGCGTGGTCCCATGCCGAGATTCGCAGGCTGATGTCGGTAGCCGCGAAGTTGACTGGGGGAGCGAAGTGTGCGCACGGCACGCTCATGCAAGCATGGCTGCTGGTGGCGTACTCCACCGGGCTGCGATTGGCGAATTTGTTGGAAATTCGACATGACCAAATCCGTGGCCATAGACTCCTAATCCGCCAGTTCAAGACCGGCGAACCGCATGTCTGCTATCTGGATGCCAACGCCTTGGCGGCTATTGCAAAGCTGCCCCGGCGAGGCCCCCGCATATTCGGGGACTTGATTTGCAGAGACAAGATTTTGGCCCAAATGCGGCGTCTTTGCAAGGCGGCCGGAATGTCGGGAAGCACTAAGTTTCTGCGACGATCCGGGGCAACTTACGCGGAAATCGCGGGCAAAGATGCCAGTGGACACTTAGGTCACAAGACCCCCGGCATGAAGGTCTACTACATAGACAGGCTGCTGCTGGCCGAGGAAAAGCGGGAGCAACCCTCGGCCCCGCCGCTGGAGTTAGCGGACAGCCCCTAGCACTTCCAGCGGATCCAAAGCGGTCTTTTTCCGCTCGCGGGCCCGCTTGGCGGCATCGCTCTGGAGGATGCGGTACAGCAGATAGAGCTTCCGCTGATCCTCGGGCATTGACCGCAGGGCATCGTCGGGGACGGTGATGTTCTCATACGTCCGGACGCCTGGGGTGGTTTCCAAGATCTGGTTGAGCATGCCCCGGGCGGCCTGTCGCTTGGTCCGCTCCTCGTCAACGTCGGTCAGCTTCACGCCAGCCAGGACGTTGAACGCTGCCTTGAGCCGGGCATCGACGGGGTCCAGCCGGTCATCATTGAACTGCCGGTACATGCTGATGCCGCGGGCCCCGAACGGGACGAAGTTGATGACCGCCTGCTCCAGCGGTCGGCCGATGGGCCCGAGGTCTTGCTCCAGCACGGAGTACAGATCGGACATATCCCGGCCCGTGTAGAGCTGCCGGTTGGTGATGTACTCCAACGGGGCTTTGATGAGCGGGTTCGTCTGCCCGAGGATGTTGCTGCCCGTCTTCTGGATGGTGTCAGCAAGCCGGGCCGCAGCAGTCGTACCCACGCCTGGGGTGAACAGGTTAAGCGTGGACTCAAACGGCAGATCGATGTTGGTGATGTACCGCTGCAACCCTTCCGCTGGCTCGCCGCCCAGGAGCGACGGCCAGCCTTCTGGAAGTGGAATCGCAGCCGACTGCCGCAGGTACTCAGGGATGAAGTTGTCTTCGCTCGGCTCGGTGCCTCGGGTCACGGCGCGGATGGTCTGGCCCTGCAACCCGCCGGGACGATAGAGCGTGTTCTCCGCAATGCTCGGCAAAATTCCTTTCTGAAAACTATAAAACGGCGCGACCCGCTTCATCACGTTGCGCTCAAAGTCGGTGAACGCAGAAGGCGAATAGTCAACGAGCAGGCGGCGTACCGTGTCGCCCGCTTCAGCCGGATCCACGCCTTGGCGAATCAGGGTGAGGAACGTGCCGATCCGCAGCGTGTCTTCCGTGCGGTTGCCGACCGCGTCATTAAAGGCCAAGAGCGGGTTGGTCTGGTACGGCCGGGGCTCGCGGGTGATGCCCACGCCGCGCATCGAAAGCAGGTCGCCAAGGAAGTTGCCCCAAGTCCGGTTGGCGGGATCGGCCCGGCGGCCCTGCTGCAAGGCTTGGCGGGGGGACTCCGCAATCGTCGGACCCGATCCGACAAACATGCCGCCAATGCGACCCGGGTCGTCCACCCCGGAGATGTCGCTAATCACATTGCCAGACGCAAGCCTCTGGGAGCTGGAGTCGCCAATGAACTGCCGCAGGGCCTCGGCGGTGGAGAGGTTGCGATACGGCGACCGCCCGCCTTGGGCACGGCGGGCCAACGATTCGTAGTTGCCACCGCTGGCTTGGGCGGCGGCGATCATGTCCAGCGGATTGAGGGCCCCTTCCGTGGCGGCGTTGTACATGCCGCTGTACTGATTACGCACATGGAATGCTGGGCTTGCGAGGGCGCCGATCTTAAAGGCGCTGGTGAATTGATCGGCAGCGTTGAGCAGGCCGCGCTCCGGAAGCGCCAGTCGACTTTGCGGAGTCAGGACACGCATCGCGTCCACAAACTGCCGCGGGATCGACAGTTCATCCAGTGGCACCCGCTGGGCGGGTGGCGCCTGCTGCATCCAACGGTTGGCGAAGTTCTTGGGATCGAAGCCGAGTTCGCGGGCGGCGTCAGCAAGCGATACGCTCTGCCCACCCACAACCCTTCCGGCGGGCGTCGGGTCAACCCGCCGCCGCAGCATGGCGAAGAGCTGGTCAGCGTTGGCAAGGTTATCCGCTTGGCCGCGCTCATACCGCAGCGCGTTGTTCCAGGACGGGGTGTCGAAAATGCCAACGCCTTGATCCGCGAACTGCGTGTCGGCCTTCATCAGAAGCTGGCCGAGCTTCTCATAGTTGGTGTTCACTTCCCGCTGTGCGGTTGCGAGCATCGCTGCCTGCTCGGCCGGGTCTGCTGCCTGATAGGCCCGAGAGTTCCGCACGTTCTCGGTGATATAGCGGTATGGGTTGGTCTTGCCGTCAAATGTGAACGCGGCGTCATCGATGTCGCCCAGCGTCCGCAGGGCACGCCGCAAAAGGACACGCCGAGCTTTGTCCGAAGGCGCGGCGATTAGGTCTTGCTGGAGGGCCCGGGAATCCAGAAGCGGATCGACATTGCCGGTCAGATATCGGAAGGCCCGGATCCCGCCGGGCAGATCGTAGGCAGGATCGCGGGAGCGGCCGAAGTTGTCCTGCACGGAGAACGCCCGCTCGTCCCGGCCCCAAGACCGGAAGTCATAGGGCTCGCCGCCCGGGATGTCGGGCGGAGACGGGTCCAAGAACCGGCGAAGCTGCCGCGGAATGAACCCACCGGCTCCGCGGGATTGCGCGACGGGGGTGGCAAGTCCGGCGTCTCGGGCGGCCTGCACGGCTTCGGGGCCAAGGTTGGCAAACCGATCCCGAATGGCACGGAACTCAGGAACATTCTCTAGGACGTAGTCAGCGACATCGTCTCCGGTTGTCCGCAGCGGCGCGCCGGTCAGAGTTGGCCCGGGAAGCGGGCGGGCCTCCACGTAATCTGCCAGACGATCCCAAAGCGTCTGGCTATCAAAGGTTCGCAGCTCCTTGGGGATGGTGGCTCCTCCCGGCAGGTAGCTGCTTGGGACCGCATCAGGGACATCGGCGTTGCGAGCGTCGTACTGGAGAAGCGAGTAGGCCCGATCCAGAGCCTCCTGTTTGTTGCGGGCATTGACCCTGGCGGCACGCTTGGCGAACTGAAGATCGTTTGTTAGCTCCATGTTGGAACTAACTGTGCCAAGGCCGCCGACGTTCTGGTCGAATAACGCCGCGGCGGTGCGGGTCACTGGGCCGATAACGGGCGCCATCTTGGTGAAGTTGCCGAATCTATCAAAGCCTTCCGCAATCGCATCACCGAGCGCCCCGCCGCCAATCTCAAAGCCGACGTTCGTTCCAGGGATGCGGATGTTGTCCAGCACTCCGGCGCGCTGAGTCATGCCTGCTACGGGATCGACGCCGAATCTCTCAAACTGCGATTGCAGTCTGGCGGTAGCCGCGGCTTGGTCTGCGGGATCCAAGAACGCAATCGCCCGCTCGGGGGTCAGGCGGCGATTGTATTCACGCACGCGAGGGGTGGGGATGGGGTCATTACGCAGCGGCAGGTTGTCTTGAAACCGGAGCGCATTCAGGCGTCCAGCAGAGTCAACGGCGCTATCCCGGAGCAGCCCCGCCGCCTTCATGGCCTTGCCGGTCTGGCTCAACGCCCCGCGGCCGAGAAGAGAAAGACCGAGCGTGCCGTACGTGAACGGATCTAAAAGGGCTTCCGCCGCCACCCCGCCTGCGAAGTTGCCCCAATTGTCATCCTCGCCAATCGCCCCGTACTGCCGCAGCAACTCGCGGCCAGTGACGCGGTCTTCGCTGGAGCCAAAGGCCGAGAGAGGATCACCAGCCAACACGCCGCGAACGATAGCCCCGGGCGTGTCTAGCAGATATCCTGCCGTGGCAAGGCCCGAAGACCCCATCTCCGCAAGGCTGTTGAGCCAGCCCTTCTTCTCCTCCTCTGGCATGAGGTCGGAGAGGGTTGGCTTGCGAAGCTCTACGGGGCCAGCGAGGAGGTAGTCCTCGTCATCCAACATGCCCAGGCGGGCACGCTCTTCCAGTTCCCCGTAGGGATCGTAGATGTCGAATAACGGGGATCGCGCCATGAGCTACTGGTCGTAGAAGAAGGATGCGATGTTGGACGCATTGGCGCCGCGGTTGCGGTCCTCTTGTATCCGCCGCAGGACTTGCTCCGCTTCGGGCAACTTGAGGCCCGTGTCGGCGGCCAGCCGCTGGGCGGCAAGCCGCACCTCGTTGTCAGTGAAGTACGTCGAAACCCCAAGCATGCCAGGGCGAGAGCTGTAGTTGGAATGCACCAAATCGTCAGCGTACGACAGGATGGTGGGGTCGTTCAGGCGTCCTGCGGCAACAGCCTCTTGGGCGCGGACCTGAACGGGCTTGCCCTCATCGATCTTTTGCTGGATCAACTCCGCCTGCCCAGGAGGCGTCTGCTGGAATCCCTGGCCCTGCGCCACCCGCAGCCCAAGCTGCGTGAGCTGTGCATTGTGGGCCTCCGCTACATCATTCGGCGTAGCGCCACGCACCCGGCCGCCCAGCACACTCTGCGCCGCGGCAAAACGATTCCAATCGCTGATGTCGTTGCGATTCATGTACTCCAGAGGATTGCTCTGTGCCATCCGGCGGCGCTCCACGGCCTGCTCGCGGGCAGCCAGTTCGTTCTGCCGGGCGGCGTACCGTTCGCGGTAGGCGGCGCGCTCTAGTTCCTCCAGGGGAGCGTCAGGCCCCGGGGCAGGCCCGCTCACGCCAGCGTCAACCATCAGGCGATCTTTGTAGAAATCACCACGCTGGGCGTCACGCACGCGGCCCTCCGAAGCACGCCGAGCTGCACGGTTCTGCTTCTGGAGCGGTGACACGGCCCGGTCGGGGCCCGCGCCAAACGTCATCTCCTCCCACTGCGCCCGATTGCGAATATCGTCCCGCACGCCCTCTCGGAACTGCTCATAGCTCCCGGGGTCGTACTGAGCCTGCCGCTCGGAGCCTGGGGTTTCGTTGGCCCACTCAGCAAAATCACGCCGTGCCTCAATCCGCTCGGGCGTCACCTGCGGCCCAACGGGAACCATGCCCTGCTGAGTGCGAATGTAGCCCTGCTGATCTTGGATCTGACGGCGCAAGTCTAGGTCAGTGGCGCCAGCCCCATTCTCAAACCCACCCAGGCCATACTCCTGCGCGTACTGCCTGTCGCCCTCTGCCTGCCAGTTGCGATTCGACTCGCGGAAGCCGCGCATGATCTCGCGTGCCAAGCCCTGCTCTTGGGCCAAGGCGGCCTCGGCGTCTGGGAGCGAGCGATTGGCCTCGCGTACCGCCCGCCCGGAGACAGCGCCATACTCATCGGCGGGCAGCGACTCTGGGCTGACGCCTACCATCGGCTCAACGCTGAGAGGAGTGGCGGCGGCGGCGAGGTTGTCAAGCTCTGCCCCGTTGCCCGCCGACATTACACTGCGAGCGGCAACCGCGGCAGCGTCTCGCGGAGCCATGCCCTGCGCAATCAGTTCGTCCTCAATATCCAGTTGGCGACGGCCAAGGTCCATCTGGCGGGAAGTGAGCGTCCTCATCCGGCTCTCCTAGCGTTGTCGTATTGGTCGGCCATCCGATACAGACGCTGCATTTCCGCCTGGGCGGCAGCACGCTGGGCTGGGGGAAGTCGGCCAGCGTTGAGGTCGGCCATAATGCGGCGAGCGGCAGATCGGGGATCAGCGCCCTCTGGCCCACGCCGGGCGCGGATGGCACTCGTCTGGGCGTTCTGTTGTTCGACTGGCATGATGGGCGGCTGGTTCCCCGCCCGCCTTCCCTCGGCAGCACGCAGATACAGAGCATCGGCTTCGCGGCTCAAGGCTGCCGACTCAGGCGTGATGCGGCCCTCACGCAACTGAATCTCATTGGCCTGCCGAATCTTGTCCCGGGCCATCTGCGCGTAATCGATTGGTGCAGGCTCTTGCGTAGTGACCGAGGGTGGCGGCGAAGTCTCGGCTGCGAGGTCGGCCGTGCTGGAGCCGCGCGTTGTTCCGCCTGGGATTTGATCGACCACCTGTCGCATTCCCAGGTTTGCGGCGACACCGAGAGCCCCAATGCCAGCGGCCGCCGCGGCGCGGCGAGCGTTGTCGCTGACTCGCGGCCTGCTTGGATCGGCACCGCGCGGCGAGCGGGTGGGCACTTCGATGTCGTCCAGGGCGCGCGGGCCACGCAGGTCCGGTAGGCCGATGTCGCCACGCAGATAGTCAGCGCCCCTTGGGTGTGCGCGGTCCATGGCGGCGCGCAGATATGCACGGCCCTCGGCGTCAAGTGTCGGCGCGGGTGGTGCCGCCTTGGGTGGCGGCGGAGCAGCTTGGGCGGCAACATCATCACCCAGCGCACTCATCTCTGCCGCCAGCCGGTCGCCCTGTCGCTCAAAGTCGCCGCGGAAGGCGGCCATGAGATCGGGCTCCGGTGCGCGCGGCGGATTCATAGCTGCCATCTGGCCGGGGGTCAGATCGCTCAACTCAAACTGCATCGATGTGTCGGGCAGCAAGTCGTACATGTACTGCGGCTTTGGGGTCATGCCCTCTAGCCGTGCGATCAAATCCTCGCCGCCCATGGTGGGGTTCAGAAGCGACTGAGCGTCGTTGACCTGGGCCATCGGGGCTTCGCGGAAGTAGGGCCCCAACTCTTCGGCCACCCCCTCGCGAGCAAGTTCCTCTACCGAACGCCGCCCTGGCTGGCCTCGGCCACCGTACGCCCCGGCGGCGCGATCCACGGTCGGCATTTCGTATGTGCCCGCCACTTGCGCAAAGACCTTGTTCTGCCGCCCCATCTCCGCGGCCTCCTCCAGCTCGCGCTGAAGAGCCGGGTTGCTGGCCACCTGCGAAGCAACATGCGCCGACCGCGGGTTGCGGCCCGCATGGCTCAAGTAACCTTCGACCAGATCGGTCCACTTGGACATTACTTCTTCCCCTTCTTCTTCGGCACATCCGGCAGTTCGTCATCGCCGTCGTACTCCAAGTCATCGGCCGTGACTTCGGGAGCGGGATGCTTGCCATGCATCTCCTCATCCAAGTCGGCCAAGTCGTTCTTGGCGGGCTTGCCGTTGAGTTTGGACATCAGCTTCTTCTCCTCGGCCTCGCTGGCCGTGAGCAGCTTCTTCACAAACTTCTTCATGCCGTCGCGGGTAAACCCCTCCAGCATGTCATCCAAATCAAGGTCAAGTTTCATGGCTACCCCATCACATCCCCGAGAAGTCCGTACAAAATGCCCTGCCGCTGAAGGGCCGCCATTTGATCGGCGTAGTTGGCCTGCGCTTGCAGCCCGCCAAGCGCTTGTGCGTAACCCTCCCGGCCTTGCTGCAACTGAAGCATGGCGTCGGCATTGGCCGTCTGCTGCTTGAGCTGATTGTCGTAAACGTCTGCGATGCCCTGAGAGAAGTTCTGGGCGGCGCTGATCCCAGCCATGGCCGCCTGCCCCCGGCCGCGGCTCATGCCGGCGCGGTCATATCGCTTCAGATTGAAGCGAGGGTCAGCGGAAGCGTAGGCCCTGGCCGTGCCAGACGCGCTCGGAGCCGTCGATGGGGGTGTCGGGAGCCCCTGCCAGAGATTGACTTGGTTGTTTGTCATAGGAGTGCGCTGAGCGCTCCCTGAAGTGTCTGAAGCCTAGACATGCCAAGGCCTCGCTGGAGCTGTTGTTCGCCGGCCATGGCTCGCAGGCCACTGAGCGCAAGCTGCTGTTGCGCGCCTTGCTGCCCAGCGGCGTAGGCGAAGTTCGCCTGGTCTGCTGCGCGGTTGTAGTTCCCGGCATTTTCCATGGCGTACGCCCGGCTGAGGTCCGCGTAGTTGGACCCGTATTGCGGGTGCCTGGGGGCGGCAGCCAGGCTCTCAAGCGCCTGCTGCCTGTCTGGGACAGGAGGCTGAAACGGCAGGTTGGTGTTGTATGTGAGTTGCATCACATGTAGCGGACTGTTGGGAAACGGGCGCCCATAGGGCGGCCGGCGGCGTTGTCTTCGTTTCTGTACCGCTCCTGGAGCATCTGGGCGTCACGGGCTCTCCGGAGCTGACTGCTGGGAGTCGTAAACTGCGGAAGGTTGGCGAGAGAGGTGTCCCACATGCCCTGGATCTGGTTGCCAACCGTGTTAAATCCTGATTGCAGCCCCGTCATCGCACCGCCAAGGCCGCCCTGGACTCCGCTCGCAAGCGTATCGAAACGGCTCATGGCCTGATCGCCTGCGTACCTCTGGTTGTCGTAGAACTGATTAGCGCCGGAACGAAGGGCGCCCTGCGACTGATTGGTCAGGGCAAGCAGCCCGGCGAGCCCTTGGTTCATCATCTGGGACGGCATGCCACGGGATGAGTAGTGCTGGTCATCCAGCTGCCTCATCCCGGCCCTGGCGTTGAACTGAAGTCCGCTGACGATGCCAGGATCGCTCACGCTGCCGCTGAGACCTGAAAGTGGGCCGCCCCCGAACACATCGGCTTCGGTCATAAATCGGCCCATGCCGCCGCCGGGAGAAGGAGTAGGGACGATGCCTTGGCCAGAGAATGATCCGCTGCCAATGGGGCCGCCGACGCCATTTGCGCTGAATGATCCTCCGAACCCAGGGCCTCCAAGGCCAAGCCCGGCAATCGCATTAGCGCCAATCTGGGCGCGTCCGATCTGGCCCATGGCCCCCGCCCTGGCCGCGCCGATGTTTCCTGCCGCAGACGCCTGGGAGGCCAAGGCGTTGCCCTGCGCTGCGGCGTTAGCAGCTCCGTATCCAGCCAGGCCAGACTGATTGGCTGCGTGCATGGTGGCCGCAGCGGTGTTGTAGGCGTTTTGGTTCTGAGCCCATGCCCCCATGGCCGCGTTGCCCATGGATCCGTAGGCCCCAATGCCGGCCGAACCAAGGTTGCCAAGGGCCCCCATTCGGGCGGCTTCCATCATGGCGTTGGCGCCATACAGGTTGCCACGCTCATTGGCGAGAGCTGTGGCAATGCTGCCCAGCCCGCCAGCCTGGGCGGCGTATGCACCGCCCATCCCTTGGGCGTATGAGTTGTATGCGTTGCCAAATGCGTTGGCGAAGTTGGCTGGCTGCTGGTACAGGGCGGCGTTCTGGTTGGCTTGTGCCATGGCCGCCTGCCCGGCAGCCTGGGCCTGCGCAGCGCCGATCTGGGCATTGGCCTGCATCTCGGCCTGGTGGGCGTTGGATGCAGCCAGGATGGCCTCGGGGCTGCCGCTAAACCGGTACTGGCCAGAGCCGCCGCCAGACCGTGAGTTCAAGGGTCGAAACATGATGTCTCCTACTTACTAATGTCCCTATTTCCGGTAAACCGTTATGTCCACGGACTTAATGCCGGCCAGTTTCTTGTTTGTGATGTGGGAAACCTCCACGGTGTCCGGGTTCCGCTCCCAGAAATCCGCGTCTGCCCCCTTGACCACAAACCCGCCGGCTGCCTGCACTGACGCTTTCTGGCTGGCGGCCGTGGTGGCGGCGTAAATGGTCATGGCGTTAGCAGCCACCGAAGACAAGGACGCCGTAACGGCCGTGGTGGCGGCCACCGTAACCGTCTGCGTGCTTGCCGCCTGCCCATTGACGGTCTGGTAGGAGGGCAAATAGGGAAACGCCCAAAAGGTGGTGGTTGCGCTGACCGTCACGGCGCAGGCTTCGGGGTCAAATGTCAGCGCGGTTGGGACGACAACCTGGACGGGCTCCGGGGAGAATGTCAGCGTGCCGCCAGATATGGCGTTAGTCGGAATGGTGAAGTTTGTTGAACTCGCCGTCATGGTGACAGTGCCGCCAGAGATGGCGTTAGTGGGCACGCCAACCGTGATCTCCTTTCGCACCCAGGCATCCTTGATGTACCTGTGCTTCTTCATGGGCAGGCGAGTCTGAAACTGGACATCGGGGTCGCCAGACAGGTAGCGGATCGGCCCAAAGAATCCAGGAGGCAGCGCACCAAAGCCAACACCGGGCGCTCCTGGCGCGCCGCGCTGACCGTCTTTTCCGGGAGCCCCGGGCGGTCCAGCCGGCCCCGCAACTGGGTCGCCATTAATGACTGTCGTCGTCAGGTTGGTGACGTTGATGGTGTCGCCGTCGAAGTACTCATTGGTGATGTAGTCAATGTTGGCGCCGCCCGTGTTGTTAATGGTCGGGCCGCCGAAATACTGATTCTGCTGAAAGACCTGATTGGTCGGAAAATAGAACTGCGAGTCGTAGCGGTTGCCTTCGTTCCAGTTCACGTTCATCCCGCCGATGTCCACCTGTGTGTGGTAGTTGGCTGAGTTGTACGTGTCGCCCCCAGGAAAGAGGTTTTGGTACTGCGACGGGTTCCAGGCGCCGCTGCCCACAGTGCCGTTTTGATTGGCCCGGCGGGCCCCCGGGAGATTGATGCCAGCCCGGTGCGTCAGCGGCTGCGCACAGTTGCCTAGAGACTGAGCCAGGGGGCCAATCGCAGCAGGCGGCAACGCTTGCCTGAGGGCGTCGATGAGAGCCGGCATCATCTGTGTAAGCATCAGCCGACTCCCTCTACGGTTACGCCGTGGATCTTGACGGGCGATGCCGACTGTGTTCCGGCCATGCCAATGGCGACGTGGCGATCAGCCCCGGCCGAACGCGGATCTAAGCGGCCCGCAAACATGGCCTGGGCGTAACCTGTGGCCGGGCCAAGCGAGGAACGTGTAGAGGCCATATCTAGCACGGCCTGCGTTGCGCCGGCCGCACTGACAAAGCCATTCCCGCGGTCGGATGCAACCGCGTTCGTCCTAGCTGCCGTGCTGCCGTTGTAGTGAAGCGAGAGCCGCAAGGGAGTCGATGTCGCAGTGGGGCTGTAGACAAATCCGATGCTGCGGGCCGGATCATTGTTCAGGACCATGTTGCCGGAACGGTAGAGCCAGGCAACCGATCCTGCCGTGTCGCTGGTTCCGCTGGCCTTAAAGAACCCCCCCGCCCCGGTGCCGAAAACCTTGGACCGCCTGCCCGCCATCACGGCCGGAGCTGACGCCGTCACGGCCGCTGGATACTCCTCCTCCCACCACGCCTCCGTGGCAAGGCAGTGGCAAAGGGCGCGTGTCGGCTCGGAGTCGCCGGACTTGCAATAGTGGAAGCGGACAACCTTGGTGTCGTAGTCCGTGGAGACGTGGAACAAGTGAGAATTGCTGAAATCGATAATGCCGTCACGCCAGTAGTTGTCCACGGCCGCCGAGAGCGGCTTTTCCTGCGAACCGTCAAACGCATACACCCCATAGCTGTCGGCAAAGAACGCCACTCCACCCATTACCGCAGCGCATCGGGAGTTCAGTACGCCGCGGTAGGCGACCAGGGTGAAGGAGGCGTCAATGACCGGCTGCGCCACGTACCTCAGCGAGTACAGGTGGCCTGTCTGGGCTATCAGCATCTCGCCACCCAGGGGCACTAGCGTGACGATAGAGTCCCTCTCGCCTGCGTTCTCCTGCAAGACGATTTCGTTTTCAAGCGGCACACTCTCAGGCTCGTCAACCTCCGAAAACATCAGGCTGTTTGGAGCATTGCCTGACGTGTCGGCTGCAAACCAGGCCCTGTCCTGAAACATGACGCCGACCGCATAGTTGCCTGGCAGGACGCCGAAGCGACGGGCGTTGATCTGGCCGCTTGGGAGCGTGACGGGCATCATGGCGTAGCCGGCTCGGTCGGCGTCAGTCAGGCTGCGGTCGGTCAGTGTGTCGGTGTACCCCGCACTCCACTCAGGGTCCGTTCGTTTGATGGTTGCAACGCGGTACAGCAGGACAGCCTGGTTGGCCGTTGTTCGCCACAGCTCCATGGCGCTGACCCGCGGGTCAACGGCCGTGTGGGTGAATGACCATGAGAAGCCATCCGATCCGTTCAGCGTCTCCACCTCATTCAGGTCAGAGATTGACGACACTGAGTTCCTGGCTTCGTCCACGTAGCGAACGGCGCAGAAGTATTTACCGAGGACGCCAGGCTCCAAAACGGCTACCGCGTCGGCCCGCGTGTCTTCGACAACCAGGGATGGCGGCGCAGCGTAATCGCCTCCGGCAATGATCGTTACACCGGTCACGGCGCCAGACGAAATCGTTGCCGAGGCCAGCCCGCCAAAGCCACTTGCGTCCGGCAAGGCTGGCCGAAAGGTCAACACTGGCGGCGTTGCATGCGACGTACCGCCGGAGATCACCGTTGCGCCAGTGACGGTATAGCGCAGCGAGACGGCCAGAGATGCCCCGGAGCCATCGCCGCCGACAATGGAAGCCGTAACGCCTGTCGTAGTGGCGCCAGTGCCGGCCGCCAGAACCTGGATGGCAGAGATCCTCCCCTGCTCATCTACTAGCGGAACGGCGTAAGCATTCGTCAGGCCTTGTGCCGTGCTGAAGACGACGGTTGGGGATTTGGTTTCGTCGGAAACGTATCCCGCTCCGCCGCTGACAATCGAAACCGAATCCACTTTGCCGGAAACAGACAGGCCGAAGGATGGCTCGCTGGCAAAACCTCCATTAATAGTGACGCTCGGCTGCGACTTATACCCGGCGCCGGCCTCCTGAACGATCACCGCCTCCAGCCGCCCGTTACGCATAACGGCTCGCCCGGTTGCGGCCTTGGTCGGCGTTCCGCCGCTGATGGTCACGCTCGGCGTGGAGTGATAGCCGATGCCGCTCCGGACGAGCTGGATGGCGGCCACATGCCTGCCGGTCACCGTCGCCGCCGCCGTCACAGCCGGGGCCAAGGCGGGCTTCTGAACGCCAATGCTGATGGCCTGCGTGGCTCCGCAGTCGATGCGAACCCCTCTCCCGGCACCATCGACGCCATAGACCTCGCCTGACCGCCCCTGAAAAAATGACATCGGCAGCAGGGTGCCGGAGAACACCGCCGCGGTCGCCGCAGCCCCCGTTCCGCCGCCACCCGTGAAAGACACAGTCGGGGCGCTGCTGTATCCCGTCCCCTGATTGGTGATGACAATCGATTCAATCTGCGTGCCGGCCATGTGGGCGACGGCCGCTGCACCAGCGCCGCCGCCGCCGGAGAAACCGACGCTCGGCGGAGCCGTGTAGCCGGTGCCAGCGGCCGAAATGCCGGCTGCCACCACGCCACCGCTGGTCCTGGCTGCAAGCGTCATGCTGGCCCTGTGCCTGCTCTCACAATGCCGGCCGCGTCCTGGTAAATCAGCCGCTCGCTTCCGCCGCAGGGTGCGCGGAACACACGCCTGACGGGCGATGTTCCAGCAGACAACGATGACCACGTAGCCGCCACCATGCCAGGCCGGACTGTCAGTTGGCCTGGGACGATGACCTGCACGTTGACTTGCGTCACCGCGGCACCGCTAGCAATGGCGTACGGAGAGGCGTTGGTGATCAGCCCTTGCCACTTGTCGATGACGATCATCCTACGTCGGGCCTCAGCGGGCTGCGCCAGCCACCGTCATGCCATATCTCACGGGAACGTCCGGAAAGCGGGGCAAGCTGATCCTGTTCCAATGCCAGCCGGAGATCACGCTGATAGAACTGGTATGCCTTGTCTTCGCCAGTCTTGCGGATTCGGGCCAGCCAATACTCAGCGGCGCTGTGCATGGCCGTGGACATGTGGGCCGGAATATCCAGGGCAGTGGCACTGTCTGGGGCCAGCGAGGAAATGTCCGTGGCGGAGCGGCGATACGTGAAGTCGATGGTTTCCTGCTTGGTCGGATAGCCGATCAGCTTAATGGCCCACCCGCCGGAGTCCGGGTCTTTGATGACCGTCCAGTGGTACGGCTCGCCAGAGGAGTTCGACACCCGTTCGATCTTCATGGCCTCGTCCGGAGTCACGTACAGGCCAGACCACCAGTTGTATTCGTCGCTCGGCTCGTCCATGTTTCGGAAGTCGGACGGCAGCGGGTACACACTGCGGTACAGGGTGTAGGACTCGCCTGTGACATCAGCCTTCAGCTTCAGCGTTGAATCAAGGACGACCACACTCCCGGAGCTGCGGGTGGCCACGCGGCAGATTTCCTCGCCTACCTTCAGGTACGCCCCAGTAGCCGCCCATGTGGGCCACGTTCCGCCGGTCAGCGTGACGGTCACACCGCTAGAGGTGACCGTCCCGGTCGAATACGGGGCCTCCAAAATGACCCGCCCGTGGACATGGTAGTAGGACCAGTCCCGCATGGTGGTCAGCTCGTCGTAGGCCCGGATGATGGCCTGTTTAATGTCCTTCTGCTCTGCGTCCTGCGGGCCCCCGTAGGACGAGACAATGAGGTACTGGACGAGATTGGCGTAGGTGGTTGCAGGCATGGCTCTAGGGACTATTGCCCCAGAACTAGGCCCGCAGAAACACCAGAAAACCGGCCATCATGGCGGCCAGGAAGGCGGCGGAGAGGACCATGAACAGGAGGAAATGGCGGAGGCTCATGGCGACGGCGCCACCGGCAGCAACGCCACCGCCTCTGCCAGCGGCACCACTTCGATCTCGTCAAACCGGGCCGCGTCCAAATGGCGGAACCCACCGCAGACCAGCCCGCCCGGCAGGCACTCAGTCAGGATGTCGGCAGTGAGCATGAATCGCCCGTCTGTCAGGCTGCGTGGGCTTGGCACATGGCGCGGGTCGCCATGCTCGGCCTGTACGTCCGCAAGCCGCTGGGCCAGGGCAGCGTCGAACAGGAGAGCGTGAGCCACGCCCCATTCATAGGACACCGGAAGAGTCAGGTCGGAGAGCGTCATATGGCTGCCTGTATTGCGGCGATGAGCGCATCGACCCGCGTCCGCAGCAACGCAAGGTCTAGCGACTCGCCTATCGAATAGAACGCTAGGCGTGCGTTGGTGCGCCCGGCCGTCTCAAAGACGCGGAAGTTTGCGTTGGCTGGCGTCTGACTAGCAACCGTCGCCGTGTAGTTGTTGGCACCGATGCGATAGCCGTAAGAAGAGGACGACGAGCGAGACGCGCCCAGAAAAACTGCGCCGGTGTTGATGCTCAACGCCTGGGTGTCGGCGGTTGCCGTGTTGTGACGGAAATAGAACGCCCCGAAGCCAGAGTAGATGTGCGAGTGACCCGTGCCTGTGTCGTTGCTTCCGATCAGGCCGGAGTCATTCGTTGCTGCCACCGACCTGTAAACCGAAAAATGCTTGTTGTCTTGCGGATCAGCATTGTTGTTTCGCCCGGTGTCCAGCCACTTGGTTGATCCGTTGCCCACTAGCCCCGTTCTCCGGTCGTAGTCGCCCGCAACAAACGGCCCGTTGTTGGTCGGAGCCGCACCCTTTAGTGGCACCAATGCACCGGCAAGCGTGTCGGCTCCGGCCAAGAGAACCACCGACTTCATCGCGTCCCAGATGCCGTCAGCTTGGCAGCCAGCCACAAACGCGTTAACAGCGTTGGCGACCGGCTGAGACACCGTAGAGCCAGCGGCATAGACGCGGTTCACCCAGTCTTGGGCGTCGGCGTTGCTGACAGACGGCACCTGCGTGACGGCGATGCCCCACTTGCGGCCTAGGTAAAGTTCCACGGCGTTGCGCTCTGCCGACGTTAGGGCGCGGCTGTAGCACAAGATTTCACCGATCCAGCCTTGAAACTGAAACAGCGTGGATGAGTAGTAGCCGATACGCTTAATAGTCACTGACGCACTGGTTGTGAAGGACGCCTCGCTATTTACGCCGCTGATGCGTGCCGTGCCGTCAATGAAAACAAAACCACCGGAAGCCGCCGATCTGACTACCGAACAGACAGCAGGCCCGAGAAGAGCCGAGGGTGAAACTGCATATACTGGCCTCAAACGGCCTACACCCTCCGTGAAACTGCCGAAGCAAGCTTCAAGAAACTTTGCTGCACCCTTAGTTGCGCTCATCCCCAGACCGTCGCCAGCATCGCTCAGAAACGAACGCTGCCCGGATTGATCTGCCGTCTGAGCAACAGCGCAGATCCACGTCTCATCCGTTCGCGCCGTGCCCGTAAAGTCCAAGCCGTCGTTAGTGCCGTCGAACAACAAAGCCGTCTTGCCGTTCACTGTGGTGGTAACGGGCCGGTTGTTGGCCGTGGTCTGCGTGGCGGCGCTCTTGAGTCCAGCCTTGCTCGTCCACGTTTCGACGGCACCGGAGTTCAGCGTCACCGTGGCGGCGTCGTTGGCATCCCACCAGTTGGCGAGGCCGAAGATGCTGGCCGGGTTGAAGCCGGAAGCCGTGGGCCGCAACAGGCGAGGGTTCATTGCCATCGGGCTATGTCCGTAGAGTGGTGATGTGACGCCGTTACGGGCAGGACGGCGGCGGGTCGGGGACGAACGTGCCAGCCGTGCCTTCATCGTTGCAGGCAGAGCCGGTGAAGGTGGCCGTGCCGGTGACGTTGCCGTAGTTTTGCGAACTGTCGTTGAACGTCGCGTTGCCGCTGACGGTGCCATCGCTGCTGTTGGACGAACTATCGTTGAACGTCGCGTTTCCGGTGACGGTGCCGCCGTTAGTCGAAGTGTCGTTAAACGTCGCATTGCCGGTTATCTGAGCAAAGTTGACGCTATTGTCGGTGAAAGACGTTGAACCTAAAACCGTGTACTGGCCATAGAACTCGTCACTACTGCTGACAGTCAGTGAAGCCAACACAACTGGGGATGCCGAAGTATAAACGGCACCTAGCACAACTGCGGAATCCACGGACGCCGGCAGGCGGCCGGCAGGCTCCGTCCCTGCCGCGTCCAGCCACCAGTTGCCGACCGTCGCCCAGTCGTTGTCCACGGCACCGTCGAAGTACAGCGTGGCCGCCGCCGAATACACCTGCACGGCCCCCAGATACGCCGCAACCGGCGTGCTGCCCAGGTACAGGCTCGCGTCGGTGCTTCCCAGTTTCACGCTCATGTCGCTAGAGCCTCTCTGTCAGGACGTAATGATGTAGAGCGTCTCGGCGTCCGGCGTCAGCGCGTCATACGCCGCCTGCGAGAGCGCGACGATGCGTTTGAAGCCAACGGCGCTCGGGAAGCCCTTCACAGTGGCGGCCGACTTGCAGTACAGCGTCCCATCCTGGGAGTTCACCGCCAGCTCGCCTTCGGCCAACTCATTCGCCACGGGCACTTCGGCCGCAACGACCGACTCCCGCAGCCGCACAGGGCCATTGGTTCCAGGAGCAAACTCAAACGCCATTTCTCACCCCTTTGCCATCACGGTCATTGCACACGTTGTCCCGCCAACAACGACGGGAACCACATAGTTCACTGCGAAACAGGCGTCTGGCACGGGGATGATCCCAACCGTGACGGCGGAGGTGACGGCCGCTCCGTCCGAATAGATGGCCCGCGGAGTCACGGAAGGGTCCACGGTGCCGTGCCAGTTGATCTGCGTGCAGGAGTTGGTTGCGGCGATCATCACGCACGCACCGCCAAAACGGCCGAAAGGAATCATGCCTGCCGTTGTGGCGGCCGAGGAGTTGGCCGTAATCACCGAGCCGGGAGAAAAGTGCCGTGCAATCTCGTTCATAGTCTTCCCTTCACCTTGTATGCGTGCTTGTCAATGATCTTCTCTCGCAGCTCCCCGACCTTGGCGTTGGGGTTCTTGCGTTTCTCCTTGCGGAGTTCGTCGTTGATGATGCTCTCCGACAGCACCACGCGCTTCGGCGGGGCTTCGCCGGGGTCGTAGTTCACGCTTCCCGTAACGTGCAGGCGCCGCTTGCGGGCCACGCTGAGAACATCGTCGTTGCTGCTGACCCACGCTGCGGGGTCTTTCCAGCCGCGCTTGTCGGCTATCCCGGCGCAATAGTATTTCCCCGAGATGTTGATCCCTGCCTGCCGGGCCTCACGGGCGACGTACTGCGCCTGACGCTTCGGCATCTCGTCCAACTGCTCGTTGTTCTGCCGTCCCTGGAGAAACGCCCGGTCGCTGCCCTTGGTTCCAGGCGGCTGCTGAAGGGCGACCATAGCGGCCCACTTCTCCCCGTAGGGCAGGGCTTTCTCATAGCGGCTCTTGGCCCATTCGCCAGCGGCTTCGACTTCAGGAGGGTATGTCATATACGACTATTGGCCTTGGGGAGGGGCTTCGGGTGGGGCTTCAGGTGGCGGGCCGGGAGGAGGCGGCGGGGGAGGCGGGACCATGTACCGGCTGATGTCCACGTTCATCACCTCACCCCAGTCCTCCAACATGGCGTTGAAGATTTGCGGCTGACCGGCCTGCATCAGGCCCTGCGCCACGGGCATCATTATCTGCATGGCGTTGTTCATGTTCTCCACCTTGGTGGCGATATTCGGTTTGCGCGCCGAACCCGCCTCCACGCGGTAGGAGTATTCACGGACCACCGACTCAGGGTCTTCGCCCTGCACATGCAACTGCCACGCTTGGGCAGCCATCGGTCCCAGAATGGGAGCAACGTCCTGCGGGTAGACCATCCAGCGGGCGAGGAGCGCTTCCTTGCGAGCGACCTCGGACAGCGCGTCCTCCAGAATCGAAGCGTAATCGTCAGGCCGGACGCTGATCTGCTCCGACTTCACGGCGGCTTCAGCGGCACTTCTGAAACTCGCCCTGGTCATGCCGTAAATTAACTCGGTCAAACCGACGCGGCGGTCGAACAGGTTCGTCACCTCGGCAATGATCTGGTACATGTCCTGGGTGACCCCAGGCATCTGGAAGACCGAGATCACATCGTTCACCGACCGCCCGACAGCCTCGGAGATTTCAACGATGTTGAACCCGCCCTCGTTCTTCTCCAGGATCTTGGCCTTGAGATCCGGGTCGGCATGCTTGGCCACACCGATGAGCGTCTGGCTGGAGGTGGCAATGCGGGTGGCGAGGAACGACATCGCCCAGTTGATGAATCGCAATTCCCCGATGCCAGGGCGGATCAGCGAGATCGGCCAGGAGTAGCCCGGCTTGCCGTGCCACACCAGCGGCGTGAACGGCCAGCCGCTCGGCTCGGCCCAGAATGGGATCGGCCACTGGGCAGCCATGAACAGGGTAGGGGGGATGCCGGACTCATCGACCTCCTCCTGCATCATCGCCGGAGGAATGTTGAGCGGGAAATCCACACCCTCGGCAACGACGATGTAGCAGTTGGGCCCGAGGGCGTCGAACTTGCCCCGCAGGTCTTGGCCGGCGTCCTTGAGCCTGTCGCCAAAGCCGGTCTTGGAATAAATCTCCCAGTAGACGATCAGGTCGTTCGTCTTCCCGGTCTTCTTCTCATGCTGATAGCCGCGGTCGGAGACATCGGCTTGCCGGGAGTAGGATTCGATACCGCCCTTCAGCTCTTCCCGAGACACCCCGAACTTGGCGGCCACTTCGTCGATGGGCTGGCATCGGCGGCGCGCGGCCCAGCGGATGTCCTCAAACTCGTCGGCGTCCGGATCCCAGACAAGATTGTCGATGGTGTCGTAGAACGACCCGGCCATCTTCACCGTGCCGCCGGGAGGTGTGTACAGCTCATGCCACCACACACCCGCGCCCTTGATAAACGCCTCCTCCACCACCTTGCGTGAGTGCTGCTTGAGGTTGAGTTCGTTGGGCGTGTAGTTGAGGTAGTCCTCCAAGAGCTTGGCAACCACCTTGCGGCGCTCCAGCATCATCTGCTGCTGCTGGAGCATCTGCTGGTACTGCATCATCCCCGGATCGGGCATCATCACCGGCTGGCCGTCTGGGCCCATGACAGGCAGGCCATCCGGCCCCATCTGCGGGACTGGCGGCTGGGGGAAGATTCCCAGAAGCTGCGGGCCCAGGATGGGGTAGTCCTTGGGCGACACCGTCCGCGTCGGGTTGCGGTGGTGGATGACTGCCGTGAAGAGACGAACAGCCTCCCACACACGGTTGACCATCATGCGGAACGGGGGCGGGTCCATGCCCTTGATGTATCCCCGCTCACCGCGAGCGTAGGAATCCTTCCACATAAAGTCGGGGTCACCGGCAAAGAACCCCATGGCTTCCGCGGCGTCCTCGGAGAAAGGCTTCTTGTACTTCTCGGCCTGCTTGATGCACTCAAGCCAGCGCTTGCAAATGGGGCGCAGCGGGTTCTCGTCAGCCATGGAGTTCTCCTACCGACTAGTGTCCGGTCAAGCCTTTTTCGGGGCTGTAGCGGACACTTTCTTGTCCAACAGGCTGAGTTTCTCGCTCAGAATGGAGATCGTCGGATCCTTGGGCTTGTGTTCCCAGTAGCCATACCGCTTCCAATCGGGGAAGTCGTTGACCCCCGGGTCGGTCAGGTGGTGGACCGAGGGCTTCACCACGCCGCCCAGTTCGCCCGCAATCGCCCAGAGGGTGAGCGTGCGAGAGGCGACCACGGACACAATCGCCGGGACCGGGGTGGCCCCTTCATGGGCGTAGAACAGCACAATGTCGCCCAGGTCAGCCTTGGGCATGTCGTAGGAACTCACGGCAATCTCCTGCTGGGCCCGAGGTTGATGTGGGGGTCGGTGGACTCCCGCTGACGGCGCTTGCGCTCCGACAGCCACTTCACCCACCAAGGATCGGGACCGTAAGTCCGCGGTGGGGCGTGGTACTTGGGTTCGTAGGCACAGAGGTACTCAAGCGACTGACAAGCGTGGACCTCGCCTCGGGTCTGCGGCTGGTCGGTGACGAACACCTGCCCGTTGACCGTCGTTGTCTTCTTGCGATACCGCTTCAGCTCCCGCAGCAGGTTGGGGCAGGAGCCCTCCAGAATCTTGAGCCGGGTTGTCCCGTCGCCTTGGATGTGCAGGAGCTGCCGGACGATGGCCGTTCTGGCGGGGATGTCATCGGAGCCAGGAATGAATCCGTGCCCGCCGATGGTGAAGCGGATCTTCCGCTTCTTCAGTTCTTCCGAATACAGCTCATGCGGCAGTCGGCCCGAGCCCAGGTCGCGGAGGAGGCCGCCGTGCATATCCATGATCGCTGCGTGGATGTGCTGCTCGCGGACCTTCTCATAGAACTGCTCGCCCCAGATCAGCGCGTTGCAGTTCCGGATGTACAGTTCGTCGTAGATCAGCATGAACCGCTCATGCGGTGGCACGGCGGCGAAGATGGTGGCCATGACTGCGTGGCCCGGGTCAATCGCCACGTACCGTGTCCAGTCCGGCGGGATGATCCCGTCCTTTAGCTCCGCCCGCGGCAGGATATGCACGCTGCGATTGAACGTCGGGTACATGAGCGTGGATTCGGTGGTGAACTCACCCTCGGCACGCATTCGGACCTCGTCGGCCCCCAGCGCACTCCACCGCTCTATGTTCTTTCGCTTTTCTTCCGAATCGATAAAAGCGTTATCCAAAAACCGGAACGTGAACTTCTTGATGATTGGAAGTTCTTGCCCCTCCTCCACTGCGCGGTCGGCCCGCTCGCATAGACCCAAGAGCGCATCATTCCGGCTCCACGGCATGGCCGACCACACAAAACGGCCCTTGCGATCTGCGAGCCGCGCTTGAGACTCACCGACGAAAGCCTCATTCGTTACGTCCTCGTCAATCCAAATAAGGTCGGCCTGATAGCCTTGCGGAGGCTCTCCCTCCGACGAGAAGCACCAGATCGTCCAGCCGTTGGTGAGTTCCAGCTTGTTGAGATACCCAGCGTTCTTCAGCACCCAAGACACATCCTTCACCAGCCGCGGCGGGATCAGCGGAGGCGCGGGCTTGCTCTTGCTCTTGTCATCGCCCTGGCGGATCGATCTCCATTGGCCAGTCTTCTCGTCCTTGATGATCCGAAACGCCCCGGCTTTTAGGAGGATGGGATAAATTACCAATCCAATGTGGGGCCAGTTCCGGCCGATGATGGCGAGGTTGCCGCCTTCCTTTGGGTACTTGCCGTAGGGATCCTGGCCCGTAGCCGCGCGGGCGGCTTCCACTGCAACCGCCAGCGTCTTGCCGCCGCGGTTACCCCCCAGAACGATGCGCTCCGACGCCGTGCAGCGATGGAACTCGTCCTGGTGAGGCATGGGCTCATACAGCCGCAGGGCCTCCAGCCGCCGCTCCGTGAGAGCGACCTGAACGTCCTTGAGCTGGCCGAGCTGGTGCTGGGTCATATCCCCCAGCGGCTCGTCAGGAGTTTGGGGCGGCTGAATTTGGCGGGGGTGTTTCTTCATATTCGCCACAGAAATCAGTGGGCATCGTCTCGGGGGAGCGATCCCAACCCCTCTGCCCGAGGAGCGTCGGCGGATACCGGTGACACTCCCCCTGCATCTCTTCCTCCACTGGAATCCACCAGCGGCAATCCTCGCACTTCATCTACGACCTCAATGTGTTTCATCTGCATGGCCGCTTCGATCACCTGCCGCCGCAGCTCGGCTTCCAACTCTTCCTCAGTCATCAGCTCCAAGGGCTTCTTGGCTCCGCCCATGGCCGTGTTGTCCTTCACTAGCCGGACCACGGTGTCCAGCATCTTGGTCCTGAACGCACCGCCGACCGGCGCATCGTAGAACTGCTTCATAAAGAGATTGGCGAACCCGCGGGTGCCGCCGAAATACTCCATCAGAACTTCTAGGAGTTCCGAGGAGTGCGGGATGGTCGCTCCACCCACGCGGGCCGCGGCAACGAAGTGCTTGACGGCGCCCTTCTCAATCTCGTCTAGCTTCTTGTTCCGCTTCCCCTTGCGGTCACCCCGGATCTTCTTGTTCCGGCACTTGCGACAGCGGGCGTGGAATCCATCCTTGGACTTGTGGAAGTGAGCCGTGGTGGCGGGCCACGCTAGCCCGCACTCTATGCAGACTTTCTCAGGCTCCGACACTCGTCATCCACACGTTGCCTTCGACATGCGGGGTAATCCCGCAGTCCTTCACAGCCCGCTGAACGTCGGGGAAGGAATGGTAATCATGGCCCGCCAAGATGTGCTTGGCCTTGGGCTTCCACGCTTCGATGTCAGCCTTCACGGATTCGTAGTCATGCTCGGCATCGATGTAGACGATGTCGAACTCACCGTCCTTGAACCGCTCGGCGGCTTCCGGCGAACGGGCACAGCATGCCTGGATCGGAAGCCCCTGCGTGTTGCGGAGGAACACTTGGATGGGCGTGCCGCGGGAACCGTCGTATGCCTTGCACCCTTCGTCGTTCCCAGAGCCTTCCCACGTATCGATGCAGAGGACTTCCTTGGCCCCGGCCTTGGCCATGATTACGGCCGACTTGCCAGCCCAGGAGCCCACCTCGCACACCACCGGGGGGCGGCCGTGCGACTGCGTGAACTGCGTCACCATCGCCACCAGTGCGTTTGCGTCCCGGCCCGGAAGGTCCATGCCCATGCTGTCAAACGCGGGCTGGGCGGGAAGTTTCACGGAGGACTTGAACTCCACCAGCTTGGTGCCGGGTTCGACCTTGGCCTCCCAGCAGTCCTTCAGCTTGTGCGAGATGCCTTCGGCGGCGATCACCTGCGGCTTGCCGACGCACTTCGGCTTCCAGTGACCAGCCCACGCATCCCAGTT